CTTGCCTACTTTCAACACTTCAATCATTCATAATCCTCCTTAACTTATCGGCTACCGCCTGTATAGCAGGTTCACGTGAGTTTGATAGATCACACAGCAGGTCACGTAGTTTGTACTCTTTATTATGGTGTTTAAATACCCTCACCATGAACTCGTTGAATATTTGTTTAAATACCCTGTCAGTTACATTAGTATCAAACTCAACCCCACACAATCTATAAGCACAAGTATAATCACCGAATATAACTTCAAGTTCATAGGGTGTTGTGCCGTTATCTTTAGAAGGGAAAGTCGGTGTCTTGTCCATATACACTCCTTTCTATTCCATTAGGGTTAACGAACATTGCATCAGGATAATACTTCCTGTATTTATCTTCTGCACTACCACCAACGTGCACGATGATAGGGTTCTCTTGGAAGCCTTTGCCATACTGAATGATGCCATCAACCTGTTCTGCCCTGCGCTGAATGCTCAGAGGGAATCTTTCAAGTACATCATCTATACTTTTGTATTTGTGATTAACGAACAGGAAGTCGAACTTAATACCATCCATCACCACATTATAGATAGAGTGATAGATATCATCTTCCTGTCCTTCATATGTCTTATGGTACTTGAATGTATCAATAGCACCGCAGTCCCTCAGATAGATCATAATCATTTCTATTGTCTCTACCTTCAGAGGACAGAAGATAGCTAAATCATAGTCCTTGGTTTCGTGTTTACATAAAGCACCACCGACAAGATACACATCAATCGGATTAAAGTACATACCTAATTCTATTATAACATTGGAAATTTTGGTATCCACATCTCACCTTCCTTCTGGCGCATATGTAATAGCTGCCCCTGCTCTGTCATTTGTAAACGAGCTGTTTCAAGCCCTGCTTTGAATTCAATTTTGTCATTAGCCCAGTGAGTATAACTGTGTTCCATCCAATAGGATTTATAACAGAACCACACACGGTTATGAGCATCTTCTTCATCAACGCATCCATCGAGTACATGTACCGCAGTCATTTGACCACAGCCTCCACGTCTCATAGCCGGCCATTCTTCTTTCATCTCAGGTGTTACCTTCGGCAAACCTTTGATCCAATCTGCTGCATCCCCCATAAGGAGTTGAGCATAGAAGAACATCTGACCTACACCATTCACCTTTGTTGACTCTTTACCATTCGTCTTTGAAATCTTCTTAATGATCTCAAGAGGTGTGAACTCAGGTTTAACAAAGAGCATCTCACCAGAGTTCTGGTTATGATGCCAACCTAAATTAATTAGGAGGTCTTTGTCGATGGTGGATATAATGTAATCTTTGTTATCTGGACTGTATCTTGCCCTATGGATTGAGAGTGCATCGTCAGCTTCCTGTCCAGCAACAACGATACCACCCCATTCTTTTTCAATATACGCTCTGCTCTCCTGTAACCAATCAGGTTGAGGGCGTATTCTTCTTCCATTTTTATCATATCTGTTACCTTTGTATCGTTGTAATGTAGCAACACCATCACGGAAGTTATCTTTACCTGTCAGATAATTCGTCATGGTACTGGCCTTACATTCATCAAGTATTTGATTCATTCTGAGATCAACTCTACGAGTAGCAGTCCTTAGTGCTTGATCGTTACATCCTGCTGCGCCCCAATATGCGACACAATCAGCATCACACAGCACATGCTTGTCTTCTCTCCTGATAGCTGCTTCAGGATTATATGTTATCATTCAACCTCCTACAACCTCTATGGTAATAATTAAAAGCAGCAACATGGTGATACATATTCTTTATATCATCATGCTCTCCACAGAATTTACATTTACGATAGTTCGGATTACCACTTGCTTTCAAAGCAATCTCACGTACATGCAACATCTTATGGTACGAACGATCTTCGCATACTACATAGTTATCATTACGATTATTGTGTTTATCATGATCTATATGATGTACCTCATGACGTTTATCTAAGTACTTACCTAAGACCTGCTCCACAATCCAGCGGTGCAAATACATCCTACCACCGGGATGGTGAGGATGATTCTTAACCTCTTTCTTTTTATAATGCATGCCTTATACCATTATGTGTGTACTTACCGGGAATCCTGAGTTCATGACATACCTCACGGATCAGTTTGTAATGTTTGTTATCTGATTCTGCAGGGCAGTCAGTCTTACCGGCTGTTATAGCTTCGGCACACTCCATGCATTCCGTATGTGTTTCAGCTACAGCTTCCCATACAGCAGACAGAGCCATACGCATTTGTGCACACTCTTCTTCATGTTTAGCATTCTCTTCCTTCAGCATACGTACCGATTCCGTAAGAACTGCGATACGCATAACCTGATTTGATATTATCTTACCTAAAGGTGTTTCCATATTACTCCTTTCATTGTAGGGCATCAGGCTGGCGTGCATATTATGTTCATGCAATCTACCAGCCTGTGCCGCATATTTAGTGTATACAATTGTCTACATCAGAACGGGATATCATCATCCGGTGGTGTGAATCTCTCTGTATCATTTTTTGGATCCAACTGAGCAGGGGCATCTGTATCTGCTGCACCTTCAGCATCCTTATTATCTTCTGCTACTGCTGCTTCATAACCAGCGATAAGCATCTCAAGTTCAGAACCCGGATAATCAATAGCCTTCTGGATGAATGGTTTCAAGTACTTAGGTACATTAGACCATGCCTCAATAGTAGGTGATTCCCAATCGAATACAGGACAGTACTCACCGATCTGCTCGGGCAAATCCATTTTAGTAGTCTTACCATCGATAGGGTTCTTGAACTCTGGTGCAACGATAGAGGTACATTTCATGTTAGCGTACATAGGGATATCACCGTTATCGGCAGCTTTCTTGCCGAGGTTGTGTACAACTGTACAACCGAATACCTTACCTACGTAATCCGCTACAGCACCAGATGAAGCACCTGTTGCATCCTGCATAGCCATAAGGGTCTTTACGTAATTGGCTTTTAAGGCATGCTTACGAGCAAGCCAGCCTTCTTCAAGACCTTTACCGATGCTGAGTTTATTCAAGAGATCACCGTTCTTACCGAAAGGCACTGATGTCTTTACTGTAAGAGGATAATCACCAGCGAATTTCGCATTAGTGAATTCAAAGATCAGATGAATCATCATCTCCGGATCACGAATCTCACCCTTACGTTTGCCTGTTTCATTAACCTGTTTCTTTCCCTGATACATAGGGATATGATGTCCCATTTCTATATACGATACCAGACGACAAATCTGGAATCCATCAGGGATGATCTCTGTCTCACGTTTACGTTCGCCAGCACCATCACCTAATCCATTTACATCTACATTTACTGCCATATATTTTACTCCTTTTCTATGTTAGTTTCTGCGTTATCTTGAGCTATTCTGAGAGCCTTATTCAAACCACCGGCACCACCGCATCTTATACGGCCCTTACGTGCTTCTACAAAGAACTCATGTTCAGGCCACGGTGTAATTTCTACTGTGTAGCCATGCTCTATGAACCATGTAATATTATCTTCAATCATTGGATTCATCCTTTCCTTAAATAAATATCAAAAGTTGCTTCCATATCTATGATTAATTCATGGTACTTAGCAAGTACACGATACGCCTTGTGTCTCTTTGCTTCAGATACTTCCACACCAGATAATACTTGCCGAGCTACTTGCATAGCCTGTGTTAAAGTCATTTGAACTCCTCTCTTATTATATTGACCCACGTTAGGTCACGTTCTGGTACTGACTCTGTACACTCTTTGATATTCTGACCGTAATCAGCATCAACAGGGAACGGAGTCGCCCACATTACATCCTCGAAACATGCATTGAAGAACCACGTAACATCCTCAAGCACAGCAGCGATCAACGGAAGATATGTCTTAGCTAAGAACTCTGTCCGGAAATCAAGATAGATGCTGTCATGTACTGTAAGCATTAACTTAACGTCGTTAGTCAAGTCATGCCTACGTAGCATCCGGTACACGAGCCCCATCATTGTCTGCATGATCTCACCGCCTAATCCCTGTGAGGGATAGTTCTTTACTATCGTTGGTGAGAACGCTGTCATGATACCTTTCTGCTGTTGCCAATCAGGAGTTTCAGATTCTAAGAAATGATACACAGTAGTTGTATCAGACCTGAAGTAACCTACACCTCTCTGATAACCTTTATCAGTTCTCATGTTGGTTATTGCTCTTGATTGCTGTACGTGTTCCATCACTATCTCATGGAATGCATACAATTGTGGGTAAGCTGCCATGCGCCCTTCTATTGCTTTCTTGATTGTATCAGCATCAAGACCGGATTCCTCCGACAAGGTTGGTATACCTGCGCCATACGCCTCACCGAAGTTCACCGGCTTTATCTTCTCTCGTTTCTTTATCCATACTGGTAACTTCTGTACCTTCGCCTTATCGAATACCTCTTCATAGCCCATACCTTCAGCAAATGCTAACCATTCACAATGAAAGCATATACCATCATTCAGAGCCTTCAACAAGGCTGTATCGCCTGAGTTCACACCTTGCGTGATAACCTCAAGCTGTGAGTAGTCTAACTCTGCCACGACTCCCTTCGGAAAACGAGACTCGAAGGTTTTCTTGATGTCTCCTTTTTTGTTAAGGTTCTGTAGGTTAGGTTGTGAACCCGACAGTCTACGAGTAACTGTGACAGCATGGTTAAGATGTCCATGTACACAGCCGTCTGCTGGCTGGATGTTAGTGAGCATCCCTGTACTCTTTTCTCCCTTAGTTCTGATATAGTACGTTCCAAGGTCTTTATCTTTCTTTCGATAATTGAGGAGGGTATCAACGATTGTGACACCTCTCGATTTAAGTTTATCAATAACCTTTTTATTTGTACTATAATATCTGGGCGTACCATCAGGATATTCTCCTGCTGATTCTGCAGCCCATCTGGAACTCGGTCTGGTAATTTGAGGGAGTGTATATGCCAACTCGCAATTCCTTTGTTTAGCTCCCTTATCAGTGTCGGGTACTGTAATATATTTCGACTTACATTCACCAGCACGTTTACCAGATTTATAATGAACGATCTCATTGTTTTCATCACGTACATACACCTTCACTTTCTTTTGATAATACTGTTTACGTCCATCTGCGTCAAGTGAGTATTCACGACCAACGTACTTGATTTCACCACCAAATAACAATGCAGATAGATGTCGCCAAGACCCCCATTTGAACTCGCACCCTTCTGGTAACTCAGGTACAGCTTCATCGAGGTCAATTTTAAGGACAGCTAATTCAATCTCTAATTGTGCCTTCTGTTCCATAGCTAAAAGCAGATTGATATACATACCATTGAACTCCATCTCAGTTGTAGCTAACAAACCGTCCATGGAATTCTGGATCATACGTACTTGCCCTTGTCGTCTTGCCTGTTTGATCTGTGCTTTAAACAATGCATCAGTAGTTAAGATATCGTACTTCATGTACTCCATCAATACACCCTCTGAGATGTCCTCAGTTCGCATACCTGACTCCCATAAAGCCTTAACGATGTCTTGTTTAGTTACTTCTAACTTCCTCCTTGTAGCACATGCTTTAAGATTAATCTGATATCCGGGTGTGCCATTCATGTTGTATAGCTGACCGGACAGGAGATACTCTGCATACATAGTATCCCATATCTTACCACCCCTCTTCAAGAACTCTATGATTTGAGGATGATCCCAATACCACAACAGATCGAACTTGATGTTATGACCTACGAGCAATACGATGTTTGTGAGGTCAGGGAAGGGTAACTTACCGAAGTCTCTTGAACCTTCTCTGCGGTGTTCTTTCATACTGACTGTATAATAAGAAATGTATTCACCTTTACCTGTTAAAGCACCTATACTACATAAGCCGAAATCTTCGTCCCACCTGTTGCCTACTCGTCCGTACTTCTTACCGTACGAAGTTTCAAGATCGAATGTTAGATAATCCCAACCCATTACGATATCAAGTTATCGATCTTGGTTGCAATCTTAGCTGCTTTATGCGCTGTGTCGAACATATCAGATGCTTCAGCACGTTCTGCATCGAATACTTCTTCGGCTATACACAATTTATTATCAGCACTCTCGACCATAGTCTGAGCTTTCGCTTCTGCTGTAACAGCAATCTTATTCAGATTAGCTAAAGCCTTGTTGAACGTACTCATTACACTTGCGATTGATTTCATCTTCGACTCCTTTTACATTCGTTTGGACACTTATAGACATAATGCAGTACAGCGCACGCTCTATCCCCATCTGGACAGGGCACACGTACTGTCGTCATTGTCGCGCCACATTTTGGACATATATTATTCATAGTTATAACCCTTTATATAATAATCACCGTTAATTTCCAGACGGTCAGGCATTACTTCCATGAACTCTATTGAACCAATAGGATCACATTGCTCTGAACCCTCTTCATCATCAGAGGCATTGAAAACTATGTAGTCTTCAGTATTATCCTCTGTTGCAATATCATCGTTCTCTGCATCATGCCAACCTGCTAACCATATAGGCAGGTACAGCGATTTAGCGAACTTTGTTTCATAAGGGCTTTCAGTATACGGATCAAGACCTTTACCGTACGCCTCATAACCCTTCTTCCGAATTACTCCGGGTCTGTGATTTCCCATGTTACCTCCCGATATCCATGTAACCAGCTATTGCACCAACAATCGGAATAGGTATACCAACACTACGGATAACCTCTGCCTTGTATGGGGCTTCAAAGTCACATTCTGTTAGTTTCACTATATTCATTACATAACCAGATATAGCCATGATTCCTACGATTATAAATATAGCAATTAATGTAATTCCAGCTTTCATTTGACCTCCTTAAACTACTTTAGGGTTAAGGTATCGACTCGTTGCACTATCGAATACCACCTGTGTTCTACAATCAGCATTACATCCGGGCATAGGGGCCCCTTTAAATACTTTTGGTATGTAGATGTACCGACTGTTCTCAAAGCCGACTGCATCCTTCGATCCGATTGTAATGATCGCATCACATGCACCCTGCTTACCAACTTTAGAATTCTTCAGTGCTGTCTGAGGAATGTACTGAAGCCCTGCACCCTCAAAGGATACCTGACTCGTAGGTATAGAAAGATAATCGTACTGAACAGAGCAGTCTCTCGCCCATTGATACAGTTTCTCTAACCGTTCATCTTCCCTTGCTGTACTTGACATGTTCATCTTAACAGCATCAAGCATGTCCCAGAATACAACAAATGGTTTATCACGTTCTATAATTCTCTCAAGGTAATTGACATCCTTACGGTGTATATCGTATATCCTTAACCTGTCCTGACCGCCTATAAGTTCAGCGAACTTATCGTTCATGGCATCGAATCCCTTTTCTTTCATTGTAGGGAAGTCCATACCTAACGCAGCTCTGGCGAAGTTACCTTTGATCTTCAGCTTCGATCCTTCGTTATTGAACCATACGATAGGACGATCCTGCAGTTCGGGTTTCATTACAGTCTGACGTAGCCAGTACACACCACAATGAGCGCAGAAAGATGTCTTACCCTTTCCCGGTTCTGCAGCCACTATGATTTGATTACCTGTCCTGATGTTAGGCATACTATCTTGGAGACATTTCAGAGGCCAACCGAGTGCAGTACCTGAGTCTTCATCTTCAAGTATCTCTTCAATTCCAGCGTGGCAATAGTCGTCAGAAGATTTCCGTCTTACATCTGACTCGAAATCAGTCACAGTATTCCGGATTTCCTCGAACAAGTCTATGTCCTCACCTACAGTGTAGTCTGTCTGCAAGTCTTCTATGACCTTGTTGAACTCCATCATTCTGAGGTCACGGATCATATTCTCTGCGATCTGAGAGTCAGCAGGTTCAGTCATGCTATTGAATACTGAATTATAGAACTCAGACTCTCTATCATCACAACTCACATCGATGAAGAACTTCTGAACAAATATTTCCATACTGAAATCCTCGCCTGAATCATACGTCTGCCAGTGCTTACGTATCTGATTGATTATAGTACGCTCTTCAGTATCAAAGCGGTTAATCAATATACTACCGTTCAGCTTATTGAACTGTTGCCTATCCGTTAAGAGTCTAAGCAACGTCTTATTTATCCATGCAATAATAACCTCCTTATCTCCGTGTCCTGTAGACACTTTGGATCTTTATCAGATCTGATTACATGCACATCACTTACGAGTGCAATCCTGCGAACCATCCCCTTCAAACCTGATATACCTCCGGCATCTGGATCAAGCCATATTAAAATTTTATCATATTTTGCCAGCACGGAAAGCATAGAAGTGTCAAGGGAAGTACCTAACAGAGATAGGGCTTGCATGAATTCACCACACCTACCTGCGGATAGGATGTCTTCAGTGAGCACGACCTCACGTGTAGTGTATTTCCCTACTGAACTCCATACAACTCCCTGCGGTACTTTCTCCATGTACTTAGGTTTCTGCCACGACTCAACAGCCCTTGCGGTGTAGCCTTCAGGATACACAGGCAGAATAACCCTATTCAATTCTTCTGACCAGCCTATATTATAACGTGCTATCATCTCAAGAGTCCATCCACCGCTACCTAACCAAGCAAGTCCATAGGGCGGTATTGAGTGGGAGAAATCCGCAGGTAGTCTATAAGACGTTTCTGCTTTAAATCTCATGGTTGCCTCGTACGCTTGCTTCCGTCGCCGTCGTTCACGTGGACTGTT